AAAACCTGTTCGACTGGCTGCAAGAAAAATACCCTCGGGGTTAAACTATCACTTCCAGCCAGACTCATCTCCATCAAAGTTAAAGATTACATATGAGAGATCGTTGTCGATTATTATTACATATTTGATTATAGATCAGCCTGATGAAGTTGACGATGAAGAAATGGCTGAGGATATTTCTGAGATGCTATCACAGTTCGGGATTCTTGGAGATTACAATTGATGACCATGCACAACGCCACCCTTGCAATATTTTTTATAACTCTTTATGTAGCTATTTACTTCTGGTACCCACCAAACGATTAGCACCAGCAGCATATCCTAGAGGGGATAACTAAGGAGGACAAGAGGGCGGCCCCTGCCGCCCTCTCTTGCATCCCACTGCATCTTCCTCTAGCTTTCCTTGACAAATCCTGGTATGATATGAATGAAGATTTATTTTCAGGGTTCCCCATTCTTTCTCCGATGGGTATTGCTACAGTTCAAGGATCAGACATTCCTTGGACTTGAGCCCTGAAAATAAATCTTTCTTTTTTTGTAGAAAAGGTTCCAAATCTATTACTTTTCGGAGTAGTATATATGGAGCAGGCCGTAGCAAGCCCATGAAGGAAAATCAAAATGAAGTTTAGCGAGCAACAGACAAAGTATTTTTTTAACATCTACATGCAGATGGCATCGGGCAAGCTTGACCATTCGAACGTGAAGGGATGCATCTGGCTTTCATCTACAGAAATGCAGAGAGTTGTTGGTGATGACTACAAAGAAGTAATGACCTGCTTCTTTACCGTTGTAGACGAGAACTACAGGCCACCAACGGCTCACACGAAGGGCATCTGCAAAGCTTACAAAGCAACCGATGCTTTCCACTCGTTCATCGATAAAGTTATAAAAGAAAAACCTGAGGTGATCTCAACCCGCAAGCTAGTTAAAGGTGTCAAGTATTTCTTTGAGCAAATAAACATTGCAGCACTTGAAGGAATAATCTCTAAGGGTCTAGACTTCTGCAAGAACCGTGAGGATCTTATGACCGCAAGAATCATGAGATTAGCATGCGATGATAACGGAACGAATGCAGTATCCTACAGACGTACCGCAGGGGAAAAGGGAAGAAGATTTGCAACTTCCGTATCTCTACAAACTCTTCCAAAATATATCCGCTTTGCAGTAATCAACAACGTGACTGATATTGATATGGTCAACTGTCATCCAGTACTCATCAAGTCTTTTCTAAATAAAGCATATGAGAATATCCAGACAGATGCCATCGACACTTACATTGATGACCGCGAAAGAGCACTCCAAGAAATCATGTCCTTCTATACAGTTGATCGTGCAGCAGCAAAGCAACTGGTTCTAATGGTAGGATATGGAGCTTCTCTGGATAATATCTCTGGAGCTTTTGGTGATTGGATCGCAGAGAATAAAGCAAAGATAACCATTGTAAATAATAAGATGGTCAACTCCGCTTTCATGATCTCATTTCAATCCGAGATGAGAGATGCAAAGAAAGCAATCCTACAGCTTCCAGAAGCTGGTTCTTTCAACGGACCAAATGGTAATCGTGCCTTCTCCTTATTCATTCAGTCAGTAGAAGATGAAATCCTACAGCTCATTGAAGGCTGGATGTCTTGGAGAGAACGTACAGTTGTCACCTTAATGTTTGATGGCATTATGATCGAGGGCGAAGTTTCTGGTGAAGAAATCAAAAACTTAGAAAAAAATATTTCCAGGTGGCTATGGAAAAAATATGACATAGAGTGTGAGATGAAGTTATCAATCAAATATTTTCAATAAAGGAGAAAGCATGTCAAAGCAAAGCAGTTTCGGGGATACAGTTTATATAAAAGAAGTAGACCATACTCTTGATGATTATGAGAATGTTGCCACTGTTTATAATGGACAAAAACATGTATATTTTAGGGATGATACATATAAAGGATGCAAATATTTGTGCACTAAAATAACTATTTTAGCTATAGGATCGGATGGATCATGGCTTTTAAGTAACGGATGCCAAACATATATGTTGAACGGGGTGAGAACAGTTTCTATTTTTTCTAGTAAAAATGATGGTGAAGATATAAAGTGGGGCAATACTGGTTTAACATTAAAAAAAGGAGAGAATAGATACATTCATCAGCCAGTTATTACTCAAGAAGAATGCTTGGACTATTTAGAGTATAGAGATGGCTGGAATTCTTGGAATCAAGAAGATTATGTATTTGACTTAGACCAGACTTTGTCTCGTCTTAGCAACACTGATGATTGGGCAATAATCGCTCCAGCATACGATGAAACTGGAGAATACGACGAACATTATAATAGTTAAAATAAATAAAAATAATCCCTCAAAAGTAGACAAAAACTGGTCCTTTTTAAGTATGTATACAAGAGCAATAAAGCTCAGCAGGAGAAAGCAAAATGATAAAATCAATCCCACAGAATCAAGATTACGGCGTAGATGAAAAAGGTATTCCATATTCCATCAGATATAGCAAGCAGCTTAAAGGTTCAATAAATAGCGGAGGCTACCTACAGCTATATACATATAATGATGCAAAACCAAAAGCATATCTAGTTCACAGATTAGTTTGGAATGCATTTGTTGGAGAAATCCCAGCAGGGTTTGAATTAGACCATATTGATCGCGACCGTACAAACAATGCACTTTCAAATCTAAGGTTAGTAACTCGTCAACAAAATAAGTTTAACTCAAATGCAAAAGGTTGTTCTTATAGTAAATGTACAAAAAAGTGGGTTGCATATATAAGCATCAATAAAAAACATACTCATCTTGGACTATTCAATACAGAAACTGAAGCACACACAGCTTATCTAGCAGCAAAGGAAGTGTACCATGTCATCTAGTGCATACAAGAAAGAATGGCTAATCACTGCGCTATCAAAAGAGTTACAAATCCGTGAGGACATTCTAAAAAATGCATTCAACAAATGGATGGTAGAGTACAGTAAAGAAAACCCACAGTTTATAGAGGAAATAAAAGATGCCAAGATTCAAGGACCTACCGAAGATACATCCACCGAAGACAGAGAAGGATCTAGGGTTTCTTTACCTAGGGTCGAAATCAAGCCTGGTTATCCGAGCAGAGAAGATAGGGGATCAGGATCTGATAAACCTCGCAAAATCCATTCAAGACTTAAGATTAAAGATTGAACAGATTATTAAAAAACTAAATGAAAAGTAAACCGTGGAGATATGTAAGCAAGGAGTTGTGGCAAATGGATAGACTAAATCCACCTGAAAGCCCTGAGGATATATGGATAAATAACATCGAAGGTTCCTATGATCAAATCGATACATTTAATGCGCACGAATTAATGAAAAAAGTGCTCACTAAACAAGAGCACGAAATAGTCGATATGATCTTATATGACGGATTAACCTTCAGAGAAGCTGGATTAAAGATAAAAAGATGCAAACAACGAGTGTGGCAGATATATAAAGGGGCCCTCGCAAAGCTGGGATCAGAAATATAACTAGACAAATTCCCCGTTAATATAAGTACAAATTAACGGGGAACTTTGGTACAAGTATACAGAGGATCAGATGGCTAGACAAACAAGAATCTCAAGAGCATTCCAAAAGAAAGATTTACAAGATGTTTTGTGGTGTATGTTACAGCACGAGTTTAGATCTGTAAGAGAAGGCAACCCTGAATTACGTTTTGGTGGCCAAGCTTTATCCTCAATTATCCGTGCACTACAGGATGAAAGATTAAAAGGTGATGGCTCTGGTGAAGTGGATGATGAACTTGCAGAGATAATCCAGTGGGTCAAAGAAGAATGATGTCAAATCCTGATGTCCAAAAAGTATTGGACTCTCCAGTTAAGTTTATAAAAAGATTAAAAATAAAAAATAAAGCAGGGAAGATTATTCCCCTGCATCCAAACGATGAACAGACAGCCATCATAGAAACATTAGAGCTAGGAAAAGATCTAATAGTATGTAAGCCTAGGCAGATTGGATCCACTACAATAGTTGCTGCTTATTTATTTTGGAAAGTTTATACATCGGACCAACCAATAACCGTTGCACTTCTGTCACACAAGATAGATTCGGTTAGACACATATTAAAAATATTTAAAACATTCTATGACAATCTTCCAGGATTTCTTAAGAAGCCATTGAAAGAAGACTCCGCATCAAAGATTGTATTCCACAATGGTGCTTCTATTATCTGTGCATCTGCTTCATCTAAGGGAGGATTAAGATCATTTACTTGTTCCTACCTTCTCCTATCTGAGTTTGCCTTCTCCGAGAATGCAGAGGAACTAAAGGCTACAGCTGTTTCTGCAGTAAATAATGGACAAATGATTATTGAATCTACAGCTAACTACTTTGGTGACCCACTACATCTTGAGATTGAAACTGCTCAGAGAGGGGAAGCAAATTATAATTATTTATTTTTCCCCTGGTATGAGCACTCAGAGTACAGGAGTGTACCACCTGATGATTTTGATCTATCTGAAGAAGAAGCTGGGATTAAAGAGGAATATAACTTAACCGATGCTCAAGTGCATTGGCGAAGAATAATGATACATAAGCTTGGAGCAGATAAATTTCGCAGAGAATACCCTGCTTGTCTAGCTGATGCCTATGCTCAATCTGGTGATGCATACCTAACAGAAGATGACTTAAAATATATCGAAGAAATAAAAGTATCCAATGAAAGATGGGTTCCACTCTCTGATGTAGATACGGTTGATTCATATGCAATAGGTGTAGATGTTGGTACTGGAACAGGAGCTGACTTTTCTGTAGCAATTGTTTTATCAAAGATGACAGGTCAAGTAGCTGGGATTTTTAGATGCAATAACACTACACCTACAGATCTAGCACAAGAGGTCTTCTCTATTGCACAGGAATATAATGGAGCTAAAATACTTGTAGAGAATAACCACGTCGGATCTGTGGTCAATCAATGTCTGCAGGGATCTAATCTATGGAAGACTTCTGACGATAAGTTCTGGACAACAAATCAAAATAATAAAAGAGTTATGTTTGAGGAGCTAAAGGAAGCGATTAGATCTGGAACAATAAATATGCTAGATACTGTTACCCTATCGGAGCTTCGTTCAATCAAGCTAGATAAACATTATAATATATCTTTGACTAGAGCTAATGGTGCACACGCAGACTCAGCTGTTGCATTGGCTCTAGCTTTTCAAGCATTAAAGAATGTAAGGCTACCTACTAAAACATTTTTACCACAATGGATTAAAGCTAGATCTGCTGATAGGATTGTGGCTGCACAAAATGGATCATCAGCTAGACGATATTAATGTTATGGTAGACAAAAGCTACAATCATGAGGCTAATTAAATGAGCAGAACCGAAAAAGAAGTTACAAATCTTGTGCGTACAGTCTACCAAAACCACAAGAACTACTGGCGTGAACAATCTTCTCTAATGCGTAAATTAAAGAATGCTTACGCTACACAGATGTTTAGGGATTTATCTTTCGATCAAACGCAAATTCGCGTGGAGATAGCTGAAGCTTTCGCATTTGTGGAAGGATATATTGCTTCTTTATTCTCCAAGATGCCAGCTGTTGAAGTAGGCAAAGACTCTGTAAGAAAAGGAAATGATAAAGTAGTGAAGGCTCTGGTCAATCGTTGGCTTTATAACCAACGTCAAGTGCTAGAGAATGCATCACGCCTAGCAATTATTTATCCAAATTCTTTTTTCAAGCTAGCACATAAAGAAAGCTCTGTAGTATTTGACAAAGTATCTGTTAGACCAGTTCCACCATGGGAAGTTATTACAGACTTTGATGCATCTAAGTGGGATGAGCAGCGATTTGTTGGTCATGTTTATTACCTACCAGTTTCAAAAGCTAAGCAAATGTTTGGCGTAAAAAAATATCAGGCAGTAGTTAAAGCAGATTACTTTGAACAGTCGGCTACACCATATAAGAATTCACAAAATGAGGATATTCCAGATGAATATAAGTACATCGAGGTATGTGAGTTTTACGATCTTGTGTGTGATAAGCTGTATATATGGAGCCCTAATTATTCTGATGGAGAAAAGCTGCTAGATGAATCTTCACCAATTCCCGTTAGAACCTATGACGATTGTCCGCTACCTCCGATTGTGCCTTTATATTATGCAAGAGTACCAGACACACCCATGGAAGGCTATTCATCTTTATATCGTATATACGATCAAATCTTTGAAAAAAACATTGTAAGATCTTTCTGGGCAAATGCAATCCGCAGAGACTCCAGACAATATCTTTACAAAGAAGGTGCACTGGACGAAGATTCTTTAGCAAAAATAACATCGGGTGTAGATGGTGCAATGATTCCTGTAGATGCAGATTCCTTAGAAGGGATTATCAGAGTAGTTGATGTAGTTCCACTCTCAGGAAATTTTGATAGATATCTTGGCTCCGTTGAATCAGATTTACAAAGAGGATCTGTACTTGCACCATTCGTTGGTGGAGAAGCAACTAAAGCTACAGCTACAGAAGTTGCAGCTCTTGCATCATATACAGCTAGCCAGATAGGAAAAATGGCTAGAGAAAGAGATGAAGCTATTGAAGGAATTGCTTTAGTTTACACAAGAATGCTTGTTGATCTACTTAAGTCAGAGGACCTAGAAGATACCGTTGTTTCTGAGGGTGAAGTGTATAGAGTGACTGCAGATAAGTTGGAAGGAAAATTCCGCTTTGCTTCTGCTGATCAAACAAATACTCCTGTAGCTACTGTTATGAAGAGACAAGAGTTGGTATCATTGCTTCCAATACTACAGGGTCTAGGTATTCCTGCAGATAAAATTAAGGAAGAAGTTGTGCGCCAGTTTGATCTACCAAAAGAGTTTAATGATGCCCCTCCACCTGAGCCCGTAGCAGCCACTCCAGGAGCCCTTATGGGAGCACCTCAGGCTCTACCTGAGGCTATGCCTCCTGATGGGTCCCAATTGCCTGCAGAAGTTCTAGCAGAGAAGTTACAGCAAGGCGTGCCCACCATGCCTACCAGCGTTCAGGAATAATATAAATGAATAATAAAGAATGGCAGAAAAAATATAGAGAAGAAAATAAAGAAAAAGAAGCTCTTAGAAAAAAACTTTGGAACGAAAAAAATAGAGTTAGGGCAGCGGCTAGAGATAAAGCTTGGGCTCAAGCAAATCCAGAAAAAATAGCTGCTAGAATTAAAAGATATCTACTCAAATTAAATCTAATGAATAAAAAAGTAACTAGCAGAACTCTTGGTGCTTGGGCCCTACAAGTAAAAGAAAGAGATCTTTATACATGTAGAGATTGCGGATCAACTAGAGATATAGAGGCGCACCACATCTATTCAAAAATAAAACATCCGCATCTTATTTT